AGGTGATAGCTAAAATGGGAATAATATCTAGCATAAAAGAAAGTAGAAATAATAAAAGCAATCTTAAAAACCCTAAAAAGTGGTTGGTTGATTTTTTTCATGGAGGCCAGGAAACTTATTCCGGAAAAAGAGTAGATGAAAAAACAGCAATGAAAACAAGTGCTGTATTCGCATGTGTGGACAGGCTTTCATCTGCAATGGCAGCATTGCCTCTAAAAGTTTACAAGCGAACAGAAGAAGGCAGGGAAACCGCAAAAAACCACTTTGCTTACAAAATGTTACATGATGAGCCTAATGATGAACTAACTTCTTTTACATTCAGGCAATTACAAATGGCTCATGTTCTTCTTTGGGGTAATTCTTATGCTGAAATAGAAAGAGATAATGCTTTTAGAGCAAAAAAACTATGGCCATTACCGCCCTGGAAAGTTGAGCCCAAAAAAGATGACAATAGGGGCGTATATTATGAGGTAATGGTAGATGGAAAGAGAAAAATACTATATCAGGACCAGGTCCTTCACATAAGAGGATTAGGCCTTGATGGGCTAAAAGGACTTTCAAGGATATCAATGGCCCGGCAAGCAGTGGGCCTTTCACTTGCAACAGAAGAATATGGGGCAAGGTTTTTTGGCCAGGGTGCAAATCCTGGAGGGATAGTTGAATATCCCGGGCAATTATCAGACGATGCATGGGAAAGATACAAAAAAGACATGAGAAAAAGTTATGAGGGTTTAAGTCAGTCTAATAGATTAATGTTCTTGGAAGAAGGGATGAAATATCACGAGACATCTATACCCCCTGATGATTCTCAGTTCCTACAAACACGAAAATTCCAGCTGACAGAAATAGCTAGAATATATAATGTGCCGTTGCACTTACTACAAGAACACGAAAACTCTACAACCTGGGGTTCTGGTATAGAACATCTTAATATTGGATTTGTAGTTTTTTCATTAACTCCATATCTTGAAAACTGGGAACAAGAAATAGATAAAAAAATTGTTACAACTAAAGATTATTATTCAGAACATAATGTAGAAGGTTTGCTAAGAGGAGATAGTCAAGCGAGAGCTAATTTCTATAACACTATGACTAATATTGGTGCTTATTCAATTAATGATGTTAGAGAAAAAGAAAACATGAATAAGATTGATGGTGGGAATACACACTTTGTCCCGATGAATATGATGCCGCTTGAACAGTCTGAAGAACAAGAAGAGGATATAGAAAATGATATTAGAAATAGATTGAAAAAACAATATAAACAAAAAAGACAAAGAAGATCTGCTGCTTCAAGATTTAAAATCTCAAAGTCTTATAGGAAAGTTTTTAAGGATGCAGCAAAAAGAATTGTTAGCAGAGAAGAAGCTGACATTATGAGAAAAGCTAGAAAAATATTTGGAGAAAATAACAGTGCTAAACTTGCAGGGTTCCAGAAATTTTTAGATGAATTTTATGAAGACCATCCTGAATATTTCAAACGGCAAATTGCTCCAGCAGTAACAGGATTATCCGAAGCTATTTCAGAAGTTGCTCTTGATGAAGTTAATTATGATGACGATATATCAGCTGAGATAAATAAATTTGATAATGAATATATAGAAGCCTTAACAGCCAGACATATCGGATCTTCAAAAGGACAATTAAATAATGTAGCTGAAACCGCAATAGAAGAACAAGAAGATATATTAACAGCACTGCAAACACGATTTGATGAATGGCAGGAAAAAAGGCCTGACAAAATAGCCAACAGGGAAACAGTACAATTGAGTGCAGCAATAGCAATGGTAAGTTATAAGTCTGCAGGAGTAATTAAGAAAAGGTGGAATGCGATAGGTGCTGAAACTTGTGAATTCTGCCAGGAGATGGATGGAATGGTTGTAAGTATAGATAGGGAATTTTTAAGCGATAATGACAGGCTGGAAGCAGAAGTTGAAGGGGACTCTGAAACTATGAACATATATCACGGGATTAAACATCCACAACTTCATGAGGGATGTGTTTGTACCATAACAGCTGAAACATAAAAGTTTTAACAGGCTAGTGTCATTCCTGAGTCGCCTGTCTGTTATTTAATTATCGGAAAATATTAAAATGAAGAAGTTAAGTAACACCCGAAAGGGTGTTTTTTTATATAGACATGAAAGGTGGTGGTTATATTGAAATTTCAAAACAGAGCCCAGGCGGGCCAGATAGAAAAAAGATTTTTTACTGCTAAAGTAGAATTCAGAAAAAAAGAAGATGAACCCAGGCGGGTTTCAGGGCTTGGAGTTGTGTATGACAAAGAAGTTGAATTGTGGCCGGGCTATATGGAAAGTGTAGCCAAAGATGCTTATAAAGAGAGCATTGAAAGAGAAAGAGACAGGGCAATAAAATCATATTTCAACCATGACCCTAACAGGGTGCTTGCAACAACAAAGAGCGACCCACCTCTTGTTATAGAGAACAGAGAGGATGGCGTTTTTTATGATGCTATAATACCTGATACAAGTTATGGTGATGACTTAGAGACAAATTTAAGGGTTGGAAATATAGAAGGTTCTTCTTATTCATTTGTTATCCCCGAAGGTGGAGATGAATGGTATGAGGATAAAGAAGGTGTAGTTCATAGAAGGATTTTGAAAGGTGAAATATTTGAAATTGGCCCAGTTACAGATCCGGCTTTTTTAGATACTCCAACAAACCTAAGAACAGCGAAAGAGGCTTACAAGAATTATCAGGCTCAGGCGAGCAAAGGTAAAAGTAAGCTTTTTATTATGCGTAAAAAACTTGATCTCAAAGAAAAATCAATTATATAAGGAGTGAAAACAATGACAATAAAAGAATTAAGAAAAAAACTGAAAGAAAAGAAAGAAGAGCGAATGGAACTTGTTGCAGATGCCAGAAAAATACTTGATACTGCCGAAAAGGAAGATAGGAGCCTGGAGGAAAAAGAAAATCAGAAGTATGAAAAGATCAATGATGATATTGATGTGCTGGATGAGAGAATTCATAAACTGCAAAGACAACTTGAGCTGGAAGAAGAAATGGCCAACACTGAACCATCTAAACAAACCAACAATAATAAACAAAAGTCAGAGTTTAGGGATATGCTGGACAGGTTTAACACCTTAACCAGAAAAGAAAGAATAGATATAAGAAAAACAGAAGGGTACAGGTCAGCATTTGAAGACTATCTGGGCAAAGGTGCAAATGCCCTAACAAAAGAGGAACACAGGGCAATGCAGGCAGATGATGATGTAGGTGGAGGTTACTTAACTGCACCACAGCAAATGGTACAAGAACTGTTGAAAGAAGTAGATGACAATGTATTTATAAGGCAGTTAGCTACCATATATCAGTTAGATTCTGCAAAATCACTTGGAGTACCATCACTTGACAAAGATGCTGATGATGCTGACTGGACATCTGAACTCCAAACCGGCTCTGAAACAGAAATGGAATTTGGTAAAAGAGAATTAAGACCTCACCCATTAGCTAAAAGGGTTAAAGTTTCTAATACCCTTTTAAGGCTGGCAACAATAGGGCCGGAACAACTAGTTCGTGAAAGGTTAGCTTATAAATTTGGAGTAACAGAAGAAAAAGCCATGTTGACTGGTGACGGTAACCAGAAACCGCTTGGAATCTTTGTTGCAAGTGATAATGGAATATCAACTTCCAGAGATGTTAACGATGACATGGAAACAGATGCAATTACTCCAGATGGTTTGATTAATGTTAAATACTCTCTGAAAGAACAGTATCAAAACAGTGCAAGATGGATGTTCCACAGAGATGCAATTAGAAATATAAGAAAGCTGAAAGATGGAGAAGGACAATATCTGTGGCAGCCAGGATTACAGGCTGATGCCGGAGACAGAATACTTGACATTCCTCTGACAATGTCCGAATATGTACCGAACACATTTAGTACCGGCCAATATGTAGGAATAATCGGAGACTTCTCTTATTACTGGATAGCTGAGGCTCTTGATATGAGAATTCAAAGATTGGTCGAGTTGTATGCTGAGACTAACCAAACCGGATTTATTGGAAGAATGGAAATGGATGGAATGCCCGTATTAGAAGAAGCATTTAGTAGGGTAACATTGGCATAAATAAATCTTGAAAGGAGAATAAATATGAATCTATCTAAAAATGTAAAAATAAGAGTTTTGAAGGAAGCTCAAACCGCAGACGATTATAACAGTGATGCAATAGATGTTGCTGATTTTGACGGCGTACTTTTCATGAATGTAATTGAAGCTGCTGCTGACATTAACAACATCAAAATAGAACAAAAGGATGACCAGGGAGCATGGCAGGAATTAGAAGATACGACTGTGACTGCCGATGCAAATAATCAAATATTATGGGTTGATGTATATAGACCACGTGCAGAAATTGGAGATAATGAAGAAAGCGAACTCAGGGTTGCAGTTGATATGGATGGATCAGGAGACAATGGCCCAATTATAGCTATATTATATAACGGCCGTGTCAAGCCAGAAGATAACGTTGTTGCAGGAACAGAAGGATTGAAAGGTGAATTTGTTATTAGTCCAGCTAAAGCATAAACAAAAAATAAGGGCGGGGTAATACCCGCCCAACTTTAAGGAGTGAAAAAAGATGGGATATAACGGTGAAAATTATAAAAAGCAAGGCTCTAAAGAATGGGTTGTTGATGGAGAGCTTAATATTACAGGATTGTTAAAAATGGCCGGAGAAGAAATGAATATTAGATACGGTAAAGCAGAGGATGTTACAGGCACAGAAGATGTTGACACCGGATTAGATGAAGTTAAATTTGCAATAGCAATGCTAATAGATGACCCTGATAGTGATGCTAATTTTGCTTCATGTGTATTGAAAAATCAGACAACTGATGCAGGAGAAATAACAGTTAAAACCTGGAAACAAGATGAAAG